GCACAAGTAGGTGCAGCAGTCTGGTGGGGTGCTCAAATAGATGCCAAGGTAAAACTTGTTGAAGAGAATAGGAGATATATTCAAGAGGTTGTGATTCCTTCTTATGAGATCAGTGACAACTGGGATAACCCACACTATAATAATTGGGTAAAAGCAGGTGGTTGGAAAGACTAAATAACACACACTCGCTTTTTTAGTTATGTCAAAACAGGAAACGGTTAAGTATTCCATCAGACAGGATGGATTGGTATCAGTAGAGACATCTGGAGTAACTGGCAATCAATGTTTAGAGATTACTAGAGGAGTAGAAGAAGAACTGGGAACAGTATTAACCAGAGAGTTCAGTCCTGCTTTTTATGAGTCGGAACCAGTTGAAGAATATGTACACGATTCAGAAGGTTGTTAATGTCACACTTCAGTACGATAAAGACCAAGATAACAAAAAAACCTGCTTTACTCGAAGCATTACAGATCCTTCAGTACGATGTACAGGAGGATCATTTATTAGTTAATCCTATTGATCACAATCATGAGAAAGTAAAGGTTGATGTTGCTATAGGGAATGATATAGGATTCCGTTGGAACGGAACAGAGTATGAACTAGTAGCTGACCTACAAACTTGGAAAGATCCAATTCCTCCAAAAAGGTTTATTGAAAAGGTCACACAGCAGTATGCAAGGATGACTGTACATAATGCTATAAAAAAAGATGGTTGGCAGGTTGCAGAAGAGTGGGAAATGGATGATAATAGTATAGAATTGACTGTTACTCGTTGGCAATGATTGAAAGTATATTTCCTACACCGATGTATGCGGCTAAGGTTGATAATTTTTCTAATATTCAAAAAGATATTGGTGATACATTAGATACCCTTGAATTTTCATATATTGAACATTGGGGTAAAACACATTTACTTGCACCAGATTCTTTTAATGAAAATATTATACCTGATTCATTAAATAAAGAACTGGAACGACATGTAAATCAATATTTGTATGAGATTGGAAAACCAGCAATGCTATATGATATTGTTTCTTGGTTTACCAAATGTGAAAAAGGGAATTATGCTCATGTACATAATCATGGTGCTGCTGATCTTTCTGGTGTTTATTATTATCAAACTAATGGAAAGGATGGCAATATTTACTTCCATACACCCAATCCTTTTTTAGACACTACTTTTCTTTTCAGTCATATGGGTACTGATTTTGAACATGAACCAATGGAAGGTAAATTGATTATATTTCCTGGATGGTTATTGCATGGAGTGAGACAAAATTCTACTGATAATACTCGAATAAGTCTATCATTTAACATAACATTCAAAAATGCAGTATAAATAACCCTGACAAGTACTGCCAATATTGATGGCGATCACAAAATCTCGTACATATAAGGATATAACTCTTAGTTTTCAACCAAATCCTGTCACTGGCGACTTGGGTATGTTGAAAAATGAAAGAGCTATTCAGCGTTCTGTAAGAAATCTTGTTCAAACAGGAATAAATGAGCGTCCATATAGTGATTTGGGGTCAGATGTGACTGATAGTCTATTTGGATTTGTTGATGATGCCCAATCAGGTGTCATAGCAAGACAAATTGAAGATGTTTTGAATGCTTATGAGCCAAGAATTGATAATGTTAATGTAGAAGTTGACCCAAGACCAGATAATAATGCTTTTGAAGTGACTATTTTTTATGAAATTGTTGGAGAAGGCTTCCAAACACAAGATTATTCGTTCATTGTAGAGGCAACTAGGTAAAAAACATGCCCGTAACCAAGTTTACTAACCTTGATTTCGACCAAATTAAGGAACAAATTAAAGATTATTTAAGAGCAAACTCAGATTTTACTGATTTTGACTATGAAGGGTCAAATATGTCGATTTTAATCGATATTTTGGCATATAATACTTATATTTCGGCGTTTAATAGTAATATGGTTGTTAATGAATCCTTCTTGGATTCAGCAACTTTAAGAGAAAATGTAGTTTCTTTAGCAAGAAACATTGGATATGTACCAAGATCTCGTAAATCTGCTAAAGCGATTATAAATTTTGATTTTAAATTTAACGGAAATAGTAATAGTGTTAAATTGGCAAAAGGTTTAGTTGTAGTTGGAGCATCAAATAACACTTCTTATACATTTTCTATCCCAGAAGATATAATTGTCAATAGTCCAATAAATGCTGGATCAAATATTACAATAAATCCACCAAGAACTGCTCAATTTAGAAATATTAATGTTTATCAAGGTACACTTTTAAAGAAATTTTTTACAGTTAGTGGTAGTTTAGATCAAAGATTCATTTTAGAAAATCCTTTTATTGATACTGAGTCTATTAGAGTCTTTGTAAGGAAGTCTGGATCAAGTTCTGGACTAGAATATTCAAGAATTGACAATATAACAACAATTAATGAGAAATCTAATGTATATCTCATCCAAGAAGTTAAAGATGAGCAATATGAATTGCTATTTGGTGATGGTTTATTCGGTAAAAAGTTAGATAGTGGTGATCTTATTGAAGTTAGTTACATTATTACTGATGGAAAGAATGGAAATGATGGAAAATCATTTTCATTCAGTGGAAGTGCGTTAGATGATTCGGATGCTCCTATTTCTCCATCTGAATCAGTAATAATATCAACGATTCAACCTGCCAGAGGAGGCGGTGAGATCGAAGATATTAGCTCTATTAAGTATATTGCTCCTAGAGTCTATTCATCGCAGTACAGGGCGGTTACAGCAAAGGATTATGAAGCAATTGTACAAAGTGTATTCCCTGATGCAGAGTCAGTTTCTGTAATGGGTGGTGAAGAATTGGATCCACCTGAATTTGGAACTGTTATTTTAAGTATAAAACCAAAAAATGCGACATATTTGTCTGATTTCTCAAAAGTACAAATTTTAGATGGATTGAAAAAGTATTCAATGGCAGGAATCAATCAAAGAATTGTTGATCTTAAGATTCTTTATGTTGAATTAGATGTTAATGCTTATTATAACGCAAATATTTTTAGTGATATAGATGGATTAAAGGCACAAGTAACAAATTCATTAACTGCTTACAGTAAATCCACTAATTTGAATGCATTTGGTGGTAGATTCAAATATTCTGATGCTTTGAAAGTAATAGATGGAACAAATAATGCAATTACATCAAATATTACCAAATTGACGATGAGAAGAGATTTAAAACCTATTTTTAATTCATTCTCTCAATATGAATTATGTTTTGGTAATTCTTTTCATGTAGTTTCTAGTGGTAGAAACATTAAAAGTACTGGATTTAAAATAGAAGGTTATCCAAGTACTCTTTATTTCTCAGATCTTCCACATGAGGACTTAAAAACAGGTGATATTGCTGTAATTCAGTTGGTTAATGTTTCAGGTGATAATTCTCCTGTTATTATTCCTTCTGCAGGAACTGTTGATTATGTTAAAGGTGAAATTATCATCAATACCATCAATATATCTGAAACTACTCTTGGATCTGGTATGATTGAAATTCAAGCATATCCAGAATCTAATGATATCATAGGATTAAAGGATTTGTACCTTCAATTAGACATGGCAAATAGTTCCATAAATATCGTAAAAGACACTATATCTTCTGGACAGCAAATTTCTGGAATTGGATATAAAGTCACTTCTAGTTATTCAAATGGTACTATCACTAGAACTTAAAAACGGATGATTGAAACATATAGCCCCTTATCTACAAGAGTTAAGACTTATCAAGTTGTTGCAGACCACTCACCAGAGTTTGCAATAACTGAGAATCCTTATTTTGAGAAATTTTTAGAACAATATTATATTTCCCAAGAATATCAAGGTGGACCTGTAGATATTGCAGAGAATATTGACAAATATATTAAAATTGATAATTTAACAAAAGAAGTTGTATCTGGAAATATATCATTAGCATCAAGTATTACTTCAACTGATGATACTATCACAGTTTCTACTAATACTAAAGGATTTCCAAGTAAATGGGGTCTTTTAAAAATTAATAATGAGATTATTTCATATACTGGATTAACAACTAATACTTTTACTGGATGTATAAGAGGTTTTAGTGGAATTTCCACATATCATAAAATTGCAGATAATGCTAACTTAAATTGGGAAAAAACTACTGCTGCATCTCATAATAATAATTCAAGTGTTCAAAATTTAAGTGCATTATTCCTTCAAGAGTTTTATGATAAGTTGAAATCAATGTATTCTCCTGGTTTTGAAGGAGTTTCATTAAGTCCTGATCTAGATGTTAATAATTTTATTAAAGAAGCAAGAAGTTTATACGAATCTAAGGGTACTGACGAATCTTTCAAGATATTATTCAAAGCACTGTTTGGTTTAGAACCAAAAATCAATGATCTTGAAAAATATCTTATAAAACCCTCTTATGCCAACTATTTGAGAAGAGAATCTTTTACAGTAGAGTTAGTTTCTGGAGATGCTGCAAAATTAGTTGGGCAAACATTATTTCAAGATGCTGATCCTAACAATCCTCTTGTTAAAGCAGCATCTGGACCTATTTCTGAAGTTGTTAGTATCAGAGACAATTATTATCGTTTATCTGTATTCATTGGATATGATGATAGGGATTTAATACAAGGTACATTCATTGTTCCAGGTCGTACTCAAGTAATTGGTAAAGTTGGAATGGGAGCAACTGTTCTTACAGTTGATTCTACTATCGGATTTGGGCAAACGGGAAATATACAAGTTGGTGTACCTTCTGATTCTTATTTTCAAGAATTATCTTATACTGAAAAGACTGTAAACCAGTTTATTGGTGTATCAACAACTGGATATGATATTCCATCTATTACTGAATTATTTACTCCAACTTTAGTGTATGGTTATGAAAATAACGATACTACTAAACCAGTTAAAATGAGAATAACTGGTGTTTTACGAGATTTTGAGTCTACACAGAATTTATATGGATTAAATCCAGAATCTAGAATTAAAGTCAAGAATCTTGGAAGATATGTTACTAATCCAAGAATATTAAAGACTTATGAGCAAATTTTCTTTAATTCTTGGATTTATAATACTAGTGCAAAATATCAAGTTAAGGATTTAAGTGGATCAACCTTTACTTTATCTGGATATATTGATAAATCAAGTTTAAGAGTTGGAGATAGAATTGATTTAATTGTTAGAGATAATTTAAAGGCTGAAACCATTGCAGCAAGTAATTTACTTGTTACTTATGTCAATGTTTCTAATAATTCAATAAGTGTACAAGGAACTTTTACAACTAGTCCTTCATTAGAGTATGATGTAAGAAGAGTTCAGAAAAAAGCTACTAGTTCTTCAGTTCCTATTATTGGTGGACAAAATCAGATTTTATCAGATATTAGTAATACATATGTTCTTGATTTTAATAAATCAGAAAGTGGAAAACAAGAAGCATTTGTTGCTTCCAACTCTATTCCCTCATATAATATTGAAACCGATAAAATTCATGCAGATTTAACAAATCCTACAGTTTCTAGTGGAAATTTCCAAAATTATAATTCTATAACAAACAAATATTCTATTATTTCATTTCCTTCACCAGTTCCTTTTAAAACAGGTGATGAAGTTTCATATATCCTAGGCGCAAATTCTGATCCTATTGCTGGATTGGAAAAGGATAGTTATTTTGTTGAAGTATTAACTCCAAATAATAAAATCAAATTATATCCTTCCAGATCATTTATTGCTTCTGGATTAGCACAAGAATTTACACCACCAACAACAAGTGGTTATCATGATTTTGTTAGAGTTGAACAAGCAAGAAAATCAATTTTCCCAAGTAGGGTTCTTAAGAGATTTATTCTTTCGCAAGATTTAGAAGCAGGAACTCAACAAGTAACTACTTCTGAGAAAACTTTAGATGGCAATACTGGATTATTAATTAATGGTGTTGAAATTACTAATTATAAATCAGACAAATTTGTTTATTATGGTTCATTAGATGCTTTAAATATAGTTAATGCTGGTAGAGGATATGATGTTTTACATCCACCAGCAATAACTATAGAAGATAATGCAACTGGTATCAATACAGCAGTTGGTAGAGTAGCAGTTGGTGGAACACTTACAGATATTTTAATTGATCCTGTTGATTTTGAAGTAAAAAAAGTAATTTCTGTTGATGTTCATGGTGGAAATGGTCTTAATGCAAAAGCTCAAGCTGTAACAGAATTGTATTATAGAAAGTTTGCATTCAATGCAAAGTCATTCTATGATGGTGGTACTATCGATTGGATGAGTGATAGAATAATATTAGATAAACCACATTATTATAATGATGGAGATAGAGTAATTTATAGTGCTAATAACAATAATGTACTTGGACTTCACACAACTGCAGCTGCTGGTATAGATACATGTTTGGTTAAAGGGCAATCATATTATGTTGGTGTTAGTAGTGCTACAATATTCCAACTTTATAGAAGTAAAAATGATGCTGTTTTAGGAATTAATACAGTTGGGTTTGGATCAACTGCTGCAGCTTTAAATAATGGTCTTCATGAATTTAGAGATTTTGAAACTAAAAGAAGAATATCTAGAGTTAATATTCTTGATGGTGGGTTTGGTTATACAAATAAAAGAATTTCAGTATTACCTTCTAAGGTAAGTACAGATAGGGATCATATTGAATTTGAGAATCATGGATTTAAGAATGGCGAAGTGATTCATTATGGAATATCAAGTACTGGTGGAACTGTAATTAGTGGATTAAGCACCAATGCACAATATCAAGTATTAAAAGTTAATGAAGATAAATTTAGATTATGTTATTCTGGTATTGCTACCACTAGAGTTCCAGATACTACCAATTATAAAAATAAAGAATATGTTAGATTTGGTAATACTGGATCTCAATATCAAGATTTTTATTATCCACCAATAACTGCTGATGTTAATGTTATTACTGATTCAGATACCCCTGTCAATTTAACTGCAACTCCTATAGTTCGTGGTCCAATTATTGATACAATTTTATTTGATAAAGGTAAAGATTATGGATCATCTGTTATTAATTTTGAACAACCACCTGATGTTTCTATAAATGCTGGTAGTTTTGGACAAATTGGTTTAATTATTGTTAATGGTAAAATAATTGATGCTTTTGTACAAAGTCGTGGAATTAAATATGATGGTCCACCAGATTTAGAAGTTGTTGGTACAGGTACTGCTTTTGGGGCAAAACTTCGTGCTATTATGGTTGGGCAGGAAATTTCTGATGTTGTAGTACTTTCTGAAGGACTGGGTTATCCTCAAACATCAACAGTTACAGTTAAACAACCAGGTGATTCCGCAACTTTCTCTACAAAGGTTAGAAGACTTATTGGTAATAAGTATTTTACAAGTACTACTGAAAATGGAGATTATCTTGCTCCAGTAGAAGATGGGTTAGCAATAGAATCTGTTGCTTATGGAGCAACAGTAAGAAATACTTTCAATGATGATGGAACAGGACATTCTCCTATTATTGGATGGGCATATGATGGAATGCCAATTTATGGTCCTTATGGATTTAATGATATTGATGATATTCAGTCTTCTTCTAAGAGATTGGAGTCATCTTATGTTATAGATGCATCTGGGGTTGAAAATAGACCTTCTGTATCAGATTTTCCAGAAGGATTTTTTGTTGAAGATTATTTTTATAATTCAAGTGGTGATTTAGACGAACATAATGGTAGATTTACAAAAACACCTGAGTTTGAAAATGGTATCTATGCATATTTTGCTACAATAGACTCTAATGGTAAACCATTATTCCCATATTATATTGGAGACACATATAGAGGATTTCCTATAAGAGTAAATACTGTAGCTGGTGAAAAAATTAAACAAAATAATTTTGATTTTGAAAATTCAGATTTGGTACGAAATACCTTCCCATATAAGATGTTTGGTGATGGAGCATCTTATGATTTTGTATATCAACCTTATAAAGTAGTAGATCAGATCGCAAAACCAGATCAAATAACTAGAGGTCATGTTGATGAGATTAGAATTGTTTCTCCAGGAACAGGATATACAACAGGATCTCAAATATACTTTGATAGTGATGATACTGGTGGATATGGTATTAGAGCAGTTGTTGATGCAGTAACTGGTAAAACTATTAATAAAATTGACACAGAATTCTTTGATTATAATAATGTAGTATTTGAATGGTCACCACAAGCAGTTATTGCACATTTTGATCCATATCATTCATTTAATATTCATGATTATATCCAAGTTGCTGGATTATCTACTAGTGTTGATAAACTTGTAGGATCACATCAAATAAATTCTTTAAATTTCTCAACGACTCTTTTAGATACTGGATTTGTTGGAGTAGTTACTGATATTAGAGTTCAATGGGTTCCACAAACAGTTTCTGTTGGTTCTACTATTGGATTTAGTACAATGACACCAGAATTGCTTGTAGTGGGTGCTGGTGCTAGTTACACTATAGGTGGTGATCCTGTTCAAATTGGATCAGAGACCGCAGAGATTCTTAATATTAATAGAGAAGATAGTGTTCTTAGAATTCGTAGATCATCAGGTGTTAGTACATCTGGTATTGGATTAACACAGTCACAATCTCAGGGTCTTACTGGTCTTGGTGTTAGTTATTATTCTAATAGATTAGATATTCCTTTAATTATTGATACATTTGAATCTAAACCAAATGAAAAGATTTATTTTAATGCTCAAGAATCGGTTGGATTTGGTACAACTGTTGGGCAAACAATAACTAGGAATTATCAATATCTTGGTGTTACTAAAGAAAGATCTTTAAAAACTAAAGAGATTTATTTACAAGATCATGGATTAAATACCAATGATGTTCTTAATTTTACTGTTTCTCCTAGTGGAAGTAATGTATCATGCGCTACATCTGGAATTTATGCAGGAACATTTAATTTACCATCATCAGTTTATGTAACGAGAAGGACTAAAGATAGTATTGGTCTAAAAACAACTAAAACATCTGATGATATCTTCTTTATAAGCGGTGGTGGGGATTATAACGACTTTTTGTTTGAAAATGTAGAACAAAAGCAAATTACTGGAACTGTTCAAAATATTTTAGCAAATATACAGACATCAGAGTCTCATGGATTAAAAGTTGATGATACTATCAATTTGATTGTTAAACCAGGTCTTTCTACTGGTATTGGAACTACTACTTTTGCTACAGTAAAGAAAATAAAGGATTATTTGATTATTGATCCAATAGATGTTGCAACATCTGGTATTAATACATCCACAAATAGAATTACTCTCTATAAACATGGATTAATCAGTGGAGATAGGATTCTTTACACATCTTCTTCTACTTTCCCTGATGGAATAGTTGAAAGAGAATATTATGTTATTAGAATTGATGATAATACAATTCAACTGGCAAATACATTAAAAGAAACTCAAGGAACTCCAAATATTGTTAATATTACAAGTTCTGGTGGATCTGGACAAGTTATTAATCCAATCAATCCACAATTAAGACCATATGCCAATAATGATATTGTTTTTGACTTAAGTGACACTAGTTTGTTAAATTATGACTTAAAGTTCTATTATGATAATACATTCTTAAATGAATTTGTTGGATCAGGAACAAGTCTTGGATTTGAAGTGGTTGGGGTAGGAACTTCAGCAACTGTTGGTGTTGCTTCAACTAATCCTAATTCTGTATATCATCCAACTGTAAAATTAAGTCATTCTAACAATATTGACACTCTTTACTATACTTTATTTGGTCCAACTGGTATTGTTACTGCTGATAATACTGTTGTTAATAGAAATGAAATAAAACATATCGATAGCGGATATAATGGAAATTATTCTGTTGTTGGTGTTGGATCTACAGTATTTACTGTTAATTTACAATTTAAACCAGAATCTATAAGTTATAAGAATTCTGATTGTGAAGTAATAGAATATAGTACTACTGCTTTAGATGTTACTGGTGGTATTGCTACTGTATCTATAAATGATGGTGGATATTACTATCAGAGCATTCCAGGAATTACAAGTATTCAAGGAAGTGGTATTAACGCAACATTGATACCAGAATCGTCAAATATCAATAGATTGGAAAGAATGACGGTTCCTGAGGATGTTTATGGATATCCTTCAGACAATACTCTTAAACCTGATGCATTTATTCCTAGAATTGTTGAAATTGATGATTATGGTACTATTACTGCGGTAAATGTTACTTATGGAGGTAAATTCTATATCAATGCACCATCTTTGGTTTTATACGATAAAGGGACAGGTGAAGTTTTAGATAATGGTCTTATTACATGTGAATTAAGCGATTCTGCTGTTACTAAAGCAATTGTATCTGTTGCTCCAGTTGGATTATCAAATAATGATTATGGAGTTGCTCCTGTTAGAAATAGTAATGGTATTAGCATTTTAAGTGTAGAAGAAAATGTTGGATTTTTAACATGCAAAATTACAACACCAGTTTTAGGATATAAGAAAGAACCTTTTAGTATTGGTGATAAAATTCTAGTTGAGGGTATTGAATATACTTCTGGTAGTGGTGATGGATTTAACTCAGGTGATTATAAGTTTGAACCATTTACAGTTTCTGATTATAATGATGCAGTTAACCCAAGACAGGTAACATTTGATTTAAATGGAATTACAACAAATCCTGGTACAGGAGCTACTGTTAAATTTGGATTTGCTCAATTAGTAGATGCGAGTTATATTGCTAGATTTGAAGTAGTTAAAGGAAATTCCACCTTTATTCAAAACGAACCATTTAAGAAAAATGATACTGCAGATGCAGATATCCAATTAGACTTCTTAAATAAAAATACTGCTAAAATTGTTATTAGTGGTGCAGAACCTTTAGAACCAACTGATATTTTAACTGGTAAATTAAGTGGATCTAAAGCAAGAGTAGTTTCTATTGTTGAATTTAATGGTAATTTCAATATTGCTCCTTCTGTAAGAACATTAGTTGGATGGAGAGATAATATTGGAATAATGAATGATACAAATCAGGTATTACCTGATAATGATTATTATCAGAACATGTCTTATGCGATTGAAAGTCCTAAGACATATGAAGAACTTATTACTCATGTAAATGATGTAGTTCATCCATCTGGAATGAAAAACTTTGCTAATACTGAAGTTATTGCAAAAGGTAGACCAGGTGATACTTTTGAACCAGCAGATGATGCTGGTGGACTTGTTCTTGATTTTACGGGAGATGCATTAAGAGCAGATTCAATTTACCCTTATGATTTGGGTAGAGATTTCTTGGCACAAGGAACTGTTTCAAAATTTATAGAACTAAGAAGTACTCGTCTTTCAGACTTTATTTTAAACAAAACTAACAGAGTTTTGAATATTGATGATATTAGTCCCCAATTTGTGTCTAATGAGTCTAATGATTTAAGTGATTATAGAGTTATTGGTTATTATCCTGCAGGAAGATTTTTCCAAAGATTTTTAACACAAACTGTTCATCATGCTGAAGATCCTAAGAAAAATCAATATCAATTGAATGAGTTTATATCTGTAACTGTTGATGAGGATACTTATTTCCTACAAAAGATGGATATGAAGAATTGGGATCAAGTTGGTCTTTCTTCTGGATATGCTTCTTTTGATACTGTATATTCACCAACACAATCTCAAACTCAATTAGTTTTCCGTCCTAATGAACCGTTTGATACAAATTATGAAGTTAAATCACTTCAAACCAATTTTGCGGATTCTGTTGGTGTTGGAACATCTGCTTTTGGACATATTCGTTTAGAAGGTGGAAATGTAATAGTTTCTGCTGCTTCTACACTTGGAACTAGTACAACAACTAATGTTATTGGAATATCTACATTATCATCTAAAGCTGCTTTGATTCAATTATTAGTAATTGATAAGGAAGGTGCTAAACAGGTTGATTACCTTGAATATGCTGTTATGCATGATGGATCAAACACTTATCTTAGTGAATTAACATCATTTAACTCACGAACAAATTTAAGTGGTTTATCTAATCCTAATTTTATTGGTACAGTTACATCTAAAATTGAGGGTGGTTTAGTTAAATTAGATTTTGAAAATGGTCGTACAAATACAGTAAGTGTTAAATTTAAGTCAATTATTATTGATCCTTCGACATATTCAGCAGATACTAATTATAGATATAAGATTCCATTTACACCAGATGGGACGGAAAGAACAGCTAGATTAGAAGTTACTAGTCAAGCAAAAGCAGGTATATCAACAATTGTTGGTATAACAAGTCTTACCGATTTATCTGTTAAATCTACAGTTCATGTTTCTTATGGTGCAACACAATCTTTACATCAAGTTTATCTATTATCAGATCCTGAAAAGAGTCAAACCTTTATTAGTGAATATCCTGTAGCTGCTGTTGGTTCTACAACTGGAGTTGGTACATTTGGTTCTACTTACAGATCTGATGGTAGTTTTGGATTAGAATTCCACCCATCAGTTGCTGGTATTGTTAGTATCACTGCTTATAATGAAGTATTATATAAGGATTTAGATCCTAATGGAACACTTCAAGGGGTTGGAGAGATTAATTATGGACAACTTTATGAATCAGTTGCTCAAACAAGATACCTTGGAATTAATAATAGAGATATTAAATCATTTGATCTTAAGTATAAAGGAACTCCGATTTATGCTCGTGATACTAATATTGCAGATCCAAGTGCTTTAAATTATGGTACAGGAGTATTTGCACAAGAGCATTTCTTTATGCCATTTGAGCAGTTAACTTATAAACCAGATTCTAACCTAGTTGGTCTTGCTGGATCTGCTCTTATATACAGAACTGGTGCTGGTGTAACTGGATATCTTCCAGAAACTGTTTATTCAATTAAAGATAATAATCAACAATTTAGAATAGCATTAACAGAAAATGATGCTAGAACAGGTGCTGCTGTAACTTTCCTTGAAAATACTGGTGCTGGTAATCAACACAGATTTAGTATGAGAAAGAGGGACTCTAAGTCCATGATTTCTATTAGTGGTTTAGTACAAAAACCAATATCATATACATCCATTTCATATGATCTTGATGTTCCTGTTGCTGGTTTTGTAACTGCATTTGTGTTAAGTGGTATATCTTCCATTAAATCTGGAGATCTTTTAAAGGTTGAAGATGAATTTACAATTGTAAGAAATGTTGGAATTGGTACAACAACCTTTGGTCCCCCTGTTGGAATTGGTACTTGGAGTTTGGTTGAAGTAGAAAGAGGCGCAGTTGGTACTGCTGCTACTCCACATGCTGCTGGTGAAACAGTAAGATTGTTTAGAGGGTCTTTCCAGATAGTAGATAGTAAAATACACTTTACTCAAGCACCTTTAGGTGGTGATACTGGTATTATTAACCCAAATAACTTACCATATGCTAGAGCAACATTTGGTGGAAGAACTTTCCTTAGACAGGATTATGAAAAGAATCAAATCTTTGATGATATGTCATCTAGTTTTGATGGATTAGAAACTGCTTATCCATTAACTTCTATTGGTGTTGCTGTTACTGGTATTGGTACAACTGGTGGTAATGGTGTACTATTCATTAATAATATCTTCCAAGCACCATACAGTGAAAATAATTCTAATGCTAATTTCAAGATTTCAGAACAAGCAGGAATTAGTAGTGTTGTATTTACTGGTATTAGTTCCTTTGGATATGATACTCCAATAATAGATGAAGGTGATATTAATGAAAATCAATTACCTAGGGGTGGTGTAATTATTTCTGTTGGATCTACTCCAGGTAGAGGTTATGCACCATTTGTAGGTGCAAAGGTAAAACCAATAATTGATGCTTATGGCAAAATTACTAGTATAGTTGGTATTCCTACTGCAGGTAATAGTGTTTCCATTAGTACAGCTACTTACAATAATGTTAGTGGTATGATGGAAGTTAGTACTTTAGCACCTCATAATCTTAAAATTGAAGATCCAGTTAAATTAGAAGGTTTAGAATTTGCTTGTAGTGGATATGGGAGTACTTTAGGAATTACTTCCTTTGTTTATGATCACATAAGCGGTATTGCTACTATTATTACTAATGCTGCTCATGGATTTACTGATCCAAATCTAATTGGTATTGCTACAGGTTCTCTTACCTTTACTTGTGGTATGGATAGTAATGCTACTAACCATGTTTATCCTAGAGTTGGAGATCCCATTCATGATAAGTTGTTAGAAGTTCGTGCAGTAACAGATAATACATTTGATGTATTTGTTGGTATTACAACTAATGTTGGTTATACACCTACAAATGCCATCTATGATGCTAATGCTGGTATTATGACGATGACTATACCTAACCATAATATTATGGCAGGTAGAAGTATCAAGATTAAGAATAGTTCACTTGACTTTAAGTGTGCTATGGATGGCACTAGTCAGACAAAATCGTATCCTAGATCTACAGATCCTGTATATGATACCGCAATTTCTGTTGCTTCTACTACTGCTACTGGTATTGCTGTAACTGTAGGAACTTCTCCTATTGTTAACTTTGACATTAGTACAGCAACTTATACTCCTTCTACTGGATTCCTTTCACTTGATATCGGATCTCATTCATTAACAGCAGGAACTTCTATTAAGTTGAAGACGGAATCGCTCATCTTCCGTTGCAATACAGATAGTTATATTTCAACTCACACATATCCACGCAATACTATTGATACTCAAACTGTAAATGGCGCAGTTTATGATGCAAATGCTGGTATTATGACGGTTACAGTTGTACCTGGCGGTAGACTTATTCACGATGGCGACTTTATTAAGTTTGATAATGACTCTATTTCCTTCAAGTGCGACATGGATGGCGGTACTTCTACGAAGACCTATCCAAGATCATCAGATCCTGTTAGTGGTAAGTGGTTACCAATAACAGGCATTACAACCACCTCATTTGCTGTAAATGTAGGTAAGTCACCTATACAACCTTTTAGCATCTCCAGTGCCGTTTACGACCCCACTGCTGGCATTGTAACAGCTACTATTGGTGAGCATAACTTTATGACAGGTGTTTCTATTCAAATTTCACCTGAATCTCTATCATTCCGATGTGGTTTAGACACCTATCAAAGTCTTCATTATTATCCAAGATCTAGTGATCCTGGATTTACAACTGCGGTTTCTATAGCTTCTACGAGCGCAAATTCAATTTCGTTCCAAGTTTTAGCGTCACAACCGTCTACAAATATTTCAACTCATCATTTTGTACCGCATGAAGGACTAACTGCTGAATCAGGTACGCAATATGATGGTACTGTTGGTATTATGACTGTTACCTCTAGTGGTCATGGATTAAGTAATGGTGATTATGTCTTCTTTGAAACTGGTGCAGTTTCCTTTACATGTGCTAAGGATGACTACTGTACAACACATGCATATCCTAGAGAGACAGATCCTTATAGTGGTAAGTGGATCAAGGTATCTAATGTAACTACCAATACATTTAGAGTTAATAGTATGAAGTCACCAGATACTTCAGATCATATATTTGCTTCTGGTGTAACTGGTGCTATTAAGAGATCACAAATACATGGTGGTGGTGCTTATGGACATACATTCCAAGCTGCTGGTGTTGGTAGTATGGATCAGAAGCGTGATAGAGCATTTGATCAAGCAATAGGTATTCATTCAGTTAGTGGTAATGTTATTACCCTTCAAGTTGGTGTTTCTACTGACACTAGTGAACATCATTATGATATCATGGCAGGTCATGAAGCAACTGATGCGGTCATCAGTGGTGGTGCTTATGCACATACATTCCAAAGTGCTTTAGCTGGCGCAGTTCAGTATGGTGGTAACTATCCTCATAGTTTTGTAAGTTCTGCTGCTAACCCACTTCGCATTGATACATGGGCAGGTACTGCGTTGACCCCAACAAATGCTGTGTACAATCCTACTTCTGGAGTTCTACAGTTTACAGTTCCTAATCACGGATTAGTAAAACCAGAAAACTTTAAGTTGGGTGGTATTGGTGTTACTTGTGTATATGGTGCTAAGACTTATCCTAGCGGTGTACAAGGTTATTTCTATACTGTAAGAGAAGTTGTTAATTCAACTAAATTTACTACTACAGTTGGTATATCAACTGTTTCACATTCTTATGTTTCTGGTGGTGAAGTAAGAACAGGTATTACTACAAATATTTTCCCAGATTATGATGAGACTTTAGATATTACTGGTATTGTTTCTTCTAAGACATTTACAGTTAATGCTGGTCCAAGCACAATTCCACATTCTTATGTTTCTGGTGGTACAGCTGCTCCTTGGTATAATCTTACATTTGGATCTGGTTATAAGACCACTTTAGGAACTATAACTGATATTGGAGCTCTAGATTCTGTAGGATCTGGATCAACTATTACTGCTGTTGTTGGAGCTGGTGGATCTTTAATCTTTACTCTTGATAATGGTGGAACAAATTATACAGAAGACGCTACAATTAATGTACCGCAACCAAATGGAGAATATTTAAGTATTGAAGGTAATTATCGTTTAGGTCTTGGAAATACAACTGTTACTGGTATTGGTTGCTCTGTTACAGTTGATATAATTGGAGTAACTACTAATTATGTTGGATTATCAACAACTCCAGAATTTGAATTATTTGAAGTCCAAAGATGGAATTTCTCTAAACTTGGGTATGGATTTAATATAGGAGATAAGTTTAACCTTGTTGGATTATCAACTGATCCTGATGCAGGTGATGATTTCATTCCATTTGAGATTGAAGTAATTGATATCTTTAATGATGATATTGCTTCATGGCAATTTGGTAATATTGATTATATTGATAATATTAAGGGATTCCAAGATGGTGCTAGAACAAGATATCCATTATATTATCAAGAACAGTTAATAAGTTTTGAAATTGACAATAATGATCCAGATTCTAGACAAATTGATTTAGCACCAGTTCTTTTAATATTTGTTAATGGTGTTCTTCAAGAACCCAATAAACACTATACATTTGATGGAGGAACATCAGTTTCCTTTGAAACGCCTCCTACAATAAATGATGATGTGTTTATCTTCTTCTATAGAGGAACAGTTGGAACTGACAGTGCGCTATTTGATGTTAACGAATTAATTAAAGTTGGTGATGATTTGGAATTATTCAAGAGTTCTGAACTTGAACTGAATAAAGTTGCTAATAATAATACCAATTATGCACAACAAGAACCAAGAATTGTTGTTAATGTAACTACAGCATCTGTTGTAGAGACACCATTCTATCAAGGTGCTGGTGTTAATAATGATAACTATAAACCACTTAGGTGGAATAAGCAAAAGGTTGATAGAGTATTTGGTGGTGGATTAGTATCCAAAGCAAGAGATTCTATTGAAGCGCAAATTGTTCCAACAGTAAATATTCTTGCTGGAGTTGCAGCTACTGATACTTTCTTATTTGTTGATCATACTGAGAATTTTAGAGATCTTGATGGTTTATTAAATGATGACTTTGGACTTTATGTTTATGGTGTTGGTGTTGGCACAACTGCACAAGCAGGTGTTAACTGGGAGATTTGGAATGATGTTGATCCTTTAGATCTTGATGTTCAAGGATATATTGGTGTTGTCACTGGTATTACTACTTCTGTTGGTATTGGTACTGATCTTGCCCTTGTTATTCAATTGGATACTAACAATTTAGTTAATGCTGAGAATTCATCATTTGTTACTGGATTTTCAACTGGATATCCATTCAAACTTTATAATTCAGGAATAACACCTGCTGCTGGAGTTATAACAAGTACTGATACACATGATTCTGATATTATTGGAATTAGTACTTATGAAGTTGATAATATATACTATGCACATGCATTATCTTGGGACGGTAGTGCTAGAACAGGTGTTATTACATGTAACATCCATTCTGGAACCAATGTTAACGGATTAGTTGGTGTTGGATCAACCTTACATCCTAGCGCATTGATTACTTGGGGTAAATTCTCTAATACTGAGAGAGACGCTAATCACCCAGTTAGTTTTACCACTAAAGGACTTAATTATGACCCTGATTTAAATAATTATCCTATTGCCAAGAGGATCAATACTGGTCTGAGGTACACAGGAGCATTTGGAAAAACATTATAAATACAAAAAAAGTTTGCACTCTCACTAAACGATAGTAATGGCAGCAATTATAACAGATCAATTTAGGATCATAAACGCTAATAATTTCATGGATGATATTACTAGCGGTAATAATTCGTACTACTCGTTTTTGGGATTAGCAAATCCAACCGCATCTGGATTTGGAAGAACTGATACTTGGAATAGTACTACTGTTGAACCACCATCACCAGTAGATAGTATTAATTACAATAACCATGTATACGATACTATGTTATTTGGTAGGAAAGTATTTCCTGGTGATGTGAGAAGATTGGTTAGAAAAATTACTTGGACTAAAGGTACATCATACGATATGTATCGCCATGATTATAGTACTAACAATCGTTCTTTAGTATCTAACTCTAGTAGACTTTATTCATCCAATTATTATGTGATGAATAAGGATTATAGAGTTTATATTTGTATTAATAATGGTGCTGCTGGCATTTCTACTATTGCAAGTGCATCTCTTGATGAACCAACTTTCACTGATCTTGAACCAGCTTCTGCTGGTGTAAGTGGTGATGGGTATTCATGGAAATATCTATTTACAGTTCCTCCTGCTGATATTGTAAAATTTGATTCTACTGAATATATTGCTGTTCCTAATGAATGGGAAACAAGTACTAACGCTGATATTAAGGTTGTTAGAGATAATGGTAATTCCCAATCAAATAGTAATCAAATTAAAGTAGTATCAATTGATGAGGCAGGAACGGGATATAATTTCCTTTCTAGTCCTATTGAGGTTGATATTATCGGTGACGGTAGTGGTGGTAAATGTAGAGTATTGACTAATACCCAAGGTCAAATTATTTCTGCACAAGTTACTAGTGGTGGTAAAGATTATAGTTATGCTCGTGTTGATCTTTCATCTATTAATGGTTCAACAACTAAATTTGCTAAACTTACTCCAATAATCCCACCTTCTAATGGTCATGGTTTTAATGTATATAAGGAACTTGGAACTGATAAGGTTCTGATTTATACTCGTTTTGATGCATCATCCTATGATTTTGCTTCTGATACTATATTTGCACAAGTTGGTTTACTTAGAAATCCAACTGCAATTGGTGTAGCAGGAACAAATTATTTACAAACTTCTGAATTTTCTTCTTTAAAGGCATTTAAGTTTAGTGGAAACACATCACAAGCACTTGGGATTGGAACACAAATTGAGCAAAATATCTCTGGAGTAGGTACTGCAAGGGGTTATGTTGCTTCTTATGACATTGATACTAAAGTAATTAAGTACTTCCAAGATAGAAGTCTTTCTTATAATCAATCAACATTTGATCAAACTGATAGTAAAGAGGTTTCAGTTCAATCTCCTGTTCTAAATTTCCAGTCAACTGGTGATGCAGTTACTAGTACTGCTTTCAGTGTTAATGTGGATCAAACCTTTAGTGGCATATCTACGACAACACCTGCTGGTAAGGTTGTTGACCTGGGAGTACAGTTTACAAATGGTCTCGCTGATCCTGAAATAAATAGACGCAGTGGAGACATTATCTATCTTGACAATAGACCATCTATTACAAGAAACTTGCGACAAAAAGAAGACATCAAAATCGTATTAGAATTCTAAAAAAATGCCACAACAGACTAACCTGAATATAAGTCCTTATTACGACGACTTCGACAGGTCCGACAATTACCATAGAGTTCTATTCAAGCCAGGATACCCTGTCCAAGCTCGTGAACTGACTAATTTGCAATCAATTTTGCAAAATCAAGTTGAGCAATTTGGTAGTCATATCTTTAAGGAAGGATCTGTTGTAGTTCCAGGTGCTTGTCATTATGACGGGCAATATTTTGCAGTTAGGTTAGATCCTACTCATTTAGGAACTGATATTGAAGTGTATTTAAAAGACATTGTAGGAAAAAGAATTAAAGGGGAAACATCTGAAGTTACAGCAAAAGTAGTTAATTATATCACATCTTCAACATCTACTGAGAATCATCCAACTCTTTATGTAAAATATTTGCGTCCTGGTCCTAGTGGAGATTTTCAATTTTTTGAAGATTCTGAATTATTATTATTGGAAGAGCAAGTTACTTATGGTAATACTACTTTAGGTGAGGGATCATCATTTGCATCAACTATTTCTATAGATGCTTCTACAATTGGTGCTTCTGCTAGTATTGGAGATGGTGTTTATTTTGTAAGAGGTGCTTTTGTAAGAGTTAATCAACAAACAATAATTTTAGAACAGTATCATAATGCTCCATTCTATAGAATTGGATTAAAAGTAATAGAGACTGCTATTAATGCTAAAGAAGATCCAAAGTTATATGATAATGCAAAAGGATTCTCAAACTATGCTGCACCAGGCGCAGATAGGTTAAAAATAGAACTCAAACTTTCTAAAAAAGAAACAGAACAAAAAGATGATACTGATTTCATCGAATTGATGAGAGTCAGAGCAGGTAAGATTGAAAAGTGGGAAAAGAGAGATCCACAATATAATATGATAAGAGATTATATTGCTAAAAGGACATTTGACGAATCTGGAGATTATACTGTAAATCCATTTTTTATTGATGTAAAAAACAGTTTAAATGATAGAAAAGGAAATGATGGTATTTTCTTTTCTAATGAGACGACAATAGAAGGAAATGATCCTAATGAGGATTTAGCATGTGTAAAAGTATCTCCAGGAACAGCATATATTAAAGGATATGAATTTAAAACTTTTGGTACAACAGTAGATGTATTAAAACCAAGAACAACTCAAGAAGATTTTAGAAGAGAGTCTTTTTCTCTTCAAATGGGTAATAACATTACTGTTAACAATGTTTCTGGTATTACTACATTTAGAAATACTATTGATCTTCAATTAGCAGATGCTACTGGTTCTGGTAAATCTAAAATTGGTGAAGCAAAGGTATATAATTTTGGTTTAGTTGATGCTAGATATGAAGATGCTTCAACTGATTTTGATTTATTCTTATATGATGTTCAAACATATTCTGTATTAAAATTAAATGATACTGTTTCTAATAATGAAGTTAATGCATCTGCTTATCTTAAAGGTAATCAAAGTGGAGCAACTGCATATGCTGTAAATGCTGGTGCTGGAAGTAGTAGTCTTACAATAACTCAAACATCTGGTGTGTTTCAAGCAGGAGAACAGATTATTGTAAATGGTAAAGAAGAAAATGTATCTAGAACTGTTGAGAAGGTAATTACTTATGATATGAATGATGTTACTAGCTTTGCACAATCTGGTAATTCATTTACTGCTGATAAAAAGTTATATGGTAAAGTTCCATTTGGATTTAATGCGACTGATCAAGTAAGAATAACAACTGGTGGTACTGTTACTTCTCCAGGAAGAACTTTTGAAAGGTTCCAACCAGGTGATATTATTAGATATCAGATACCAGGTAATAGTAGAATTCAGCAAAATGTAGTTGAAGTAGTTGCTAGTACTGGTGCTAATATGACAGTTAGGGCAATATCTTCTGTTACTAATTTGTATAATGGTGCTCTTCCAAGTTCAACTTATGAAGGTCAAATTAGAATTGGTGAACAGGATTTAAATTCCCAATCTGGTAGTGGATTATATTTAAAACTCCCTGCTGCTAATGTTGCTGATATTGATTTTACTGGATCTGAGATGATTTTCTCAGAGCAAGTAACTGGTGAATCTACAGATGCTAATGGTGTTCTTGTAGTTAGTACAAGTTCTATTGATATAGATGATATTAATTTTGTAGCATTTGATCAAGAAAGATATCAAGTACAATATTCTAATGGTAATATCGCAGAGATTGAACAATCTCAAGTTGATGTTGCCACAAATACTTTAACTATTAATGGTCTCTTATTCAATCAATCAGGTGTTAGAGTTAATGTTACTGTATCCAAAAAGAATATTAAGAGTAAAGTTAAGTCATATCTTAAGAGTCAGACAACTAGTATCATATATTCTAATAATTCTGGATCAGGAACTAATGCTAGTTCTACATTAAATGATGGATTAACTTCTAAGCAATTATATGGAACTAGAGTTCAAGATCAGCATATTTGTTTAAATCATTCAGATGTAGGTGAAGTAGTTTCAATATATGAGTCTTTGGATAATAATGCTCCTGTATTTGATAAATTAATATTTACATCTACAGATTCTATATTAACAGAGGCTATAGTTGGAGAAGATATTTTAGGAGAATCAACAAATTCTGTAGCAAGAGTTGTAAGTGTTGATCCTGGTACGAGTTCAATAAGTATTGTTTATAGAACAGCAGATCATTTTAATCTTCTCGAACAACTTAATTTCCAAGAATCAAATACTTCATCTATTCTTCAAGCTGTAAGTCCTGGAAAATATAGAGATGTAACTGATTTATTTGTTCTTGATAAGGGACAAAGAGAACAATATTATGATTATTCTAGAATTGTTAGATTGGATAATCAATATATTCCATCTAGAAAATTAACTATTGTATTTGATAGATATGATATTCCATCTGCTGATACTGGAGATATATTTACAGTCAATAGTTATGACGCAGAAAGATTTAATCATGATATTCCTGTAATAGGAGTTAATAGAGTAAGAGCGACTGATACTCTTGATTTTAGACCTAGAGTTATTGAATATACACCTGCTTCTGCTTCATTCTCTCCTTTTTATCAATCTAGTAGAATATTTAATGATGAACCTAGAAGAATAGCAACTCCAAATGAATCGGCAGAATTTGGATTTAAAAATTACTTAGGAAGAATTGATAAGTTGATAATGAAAACTGCTGGTAATGTAGTTGTATCCAAAGGAACTCCATCAAATAATCCAAAACCTCCTTCTGATGAAGTAGATGGTATGACTATTGCTGTCATTACAATGCCAGCATATCTTTACGATATTAATGATGTCAGAGTTTATTTGATGGATAACCGCCGATACACAATGCGTGATATTGGTAAAATTGAAGATCGTTTAGAGAATCTAGAAAAGGTTACTTCATTATCTTTATTAGAACAAAAAGTTGCTACTTTACAAGTTAAAGATGCTGATGGACTTGATAGATTTAAGAGTGGATTCTTTGCAGATTCATTTAAATCAGCAGATTTTGTTGATGTTTCTTCTCCAATAGATGTTGATATTAAAAAAGGAGAATTAAGACCTCTTAATGATCTAAGTTCTGTTGATATGCAGTTGTTGCCTTCTACACAACTACCACCAGAGCAATTAGATCTATCACAAGATTTTGAACTTTTGGATACTAATACCAGAAAGACTGGTAGAATGATTACCCTTAATTATGAAGAGGAAGCATTTGTTACTCAAGATTTTGCTACTAGAGTTAATAACTTAAATCCATTTTTTGTTCATAAGTTTAAGGGTGATGTTACACTAAATCCATCTAGTGATAACTGGATTAGTACTCGTAGATCTAGAACTTTACAAACACAAACCATCAGAAGAACTGCTTATGATACTAGATTATCATTGTCAAATATTGATGATGGATTTGGTCAAGATGAAATGAGGATGTCTGAGAGTAGTGGAGTGAGAAGTGTTGAAAGAGATGATATTACTTCAGAGAATACCTTTATTGCTAGTGAAACCTTTGATCCTTGGTGTAGATCAAGGAATATAGCATTTAGTGTTAATGCATTAAGACCATTTACTAGATATTTTATATTCTTTGATAGTGTTGGATCAGTTGATGTAGTTCCTAAAATTATTGGAATTGAAAATGTAGTTGGATCATTCTCTGTTGGTGAAACTATTACTGCTTTAGTTGGTGGAGAAACTTTTAGATTCAGACTTTGTAGACCAGACCATAAAGAAGGTCCATTTGCAAATCCAACAAAGGTATTTGAACAGAATCCTTTAGATAGAAATGAGACTTTACCAACAGCATATTCTCAAGGTTCTACAGCTATTAATATTGACTGTAATGCTTTAGCAGCAGCTGCACAGGGAGATTTCTTTGGATTTCTTCCAATTGGAACTGTAATTGCAGGTGAAACTAGTGGTGCTCAAGCAACTATATCTAATGCTGGTGCTCAACAGGGTGCTGGTCTTGAATTAAGAACAGATGCATATGGTGATGTTTATGGTACTGTATGGATAAGAGATCCAGAAAGAACACCTACACCATTAGCAAGAATTAGATCTGGAGAAAGAGAATTTAAGATTACATCAAGTGCTACTAATGCTACTGGATTAAGAGGTAGTACTTTAATATCTTCTGGTGCTGCAACATATACTGCTGTAGGAACTACTAGAAATGTTCAAACAGATGTTAGAGTTACTACACTAGAAACTACTACTATTCAAAGAGATTACGGACTGACATTTATTAATAGAAGACCACCCCCACCTCCTGAACCTCCTGCTCCAGAACCTCCAGTAATTATCGTCATGCCTCCGCAGACGGTTATGGTTCCTGGACCACCTGTACCAAATCCAGTACCAACTCCTGGACCTCCAGTACCGATTCCTGGACCTCCAGTATTTGTTCCAGTACCAAATCCAATACCAAATCCAATACCAACTCCTGTTCCAATTGTTGAAGCGGAAGAGGATGATCCATTGGCACAATCATTTATGGTTGACCAGTTTGGTGCATATGTAACTTCGGTTGATATTTACTTTGCAACAGTTGATACTGATCCTTCTCGACCAGCATTCGTGCAGTTGAGACCAATGGAACTTGGTATTCCTAAGAAAGAAATTGTTAATAAAGATTCTATTGTATTCTTAAATTCTGCAGAGATTCAAACATCAGTAGATGCTTCTATTCCTACAAGGGTGACATTCCCGTCACCAGTGTATCTGGAACCAGCAACTGAATATGCTTTAGTCGTTGGTGCTCCTGCTAATGGATATGAGATCTTTACAGCAGAAATGGGACAAACGGCACTTAATGCTCAGAATCTTCCAAATGCTGCTGGTAGGGTTTATGCCAATCAATTCTTGATTGGTAATATGTTCAAATCATCTAATGGTAGAACATGGACTCCATCTCAGTTTGAGGATATATGTTTTAAGCTTTATCGAGCTAAATTTACTTCTGACGATGGTGTTGTTACCTTCCAGAATCCTCCTCTTAGATCAAATAATGCAACATTACCACCATTAAATAGAGATCCGATACAAGCACTTCCTAAGAAAGCTGCTGTTGGATTTACAACTACGCAAAGTAGTGGTCATATAGGAACAATATTTGTTCCTGGTAGAAAGGTTGGTGATAGTAGTGCCACTTATCGATATGGTTATATCGAAGATAGAGGTGGTCCTGCAACAGGTGTTGTTGGAATTGCAACAGGTGGACTTAATTACGGTACACCACTTGCTTCAGTTAGAACCTTTAACATTACTGGTAAAGGAACTGGATTAAAACTTGGATTAACAGTTGGTTCTGGTGTTTCTGCTATTACTGCAGCAACTATCTCTGTTCCTGGTAATGGTTATAAAGTTGGAGATATGGTCGGTATTGTAACTGCTGATATGAGTGGTTCTGGTACTGGTGTTAGAATTGGTATTAATTCTATTAATGGATTAGATACTCTTTATCTAACTGGAATGCAAGCAGAAGAATTTACTGCTGGTTCTAATCTAAACTACTTCCATGAAGCTGGAACTGTTGTTGATTCTGGTCAAGATGTTTATAGGTATGATGCTACAGGTAGCATTTACACTGGAGAATATGCAAGGATCAATCATTTCAATCATGGAATGTATGGTATTGGAAATAGGGTAGAGGTTAGTGGTGTAGAACCAAATACTTTACCAACGACATTATCTACTTTGGTCAACTCTACTACAACCAGCGTTTCTATCGCTGATAGTACTGGATTTGATGTATTTGAAGGAGTACTTGTTAGTGCTGCTAATACTGGTTATGCTAAAATTAATAATGAGGTTATTTCTTATACATCTGTTGGTATTAGTACTTTAAGTGGAATTGTTAGAGGAGTAGATAATACTCAATCTATCAATCATCCTGAAGGATCTATTATTAGCAAATATGAATTTGCTGGTATATCATTGACTAAGATTAATACCGAGCATGATGTATCACCTCTAGAGAAGAGGATGGATGATTATGTGGTTCAGATTGATAGAGGTGGTAGATCTGTTGACAATTCAGGTCTTAGTATACCTCAATTAGGATTCAATGCTGAGATATATGGTGGGGGTAACAATGCTCACGCTTCTAAGAATATCCAGTATAATACTATTGTTCCAGCATTTGACATAACTACTCCTGGACCATCAGATTCAGCAGTGGTTAATGTAAGAACTGTTAGTGGAACTAGTGTTGATGGTAATGAAACATCATTTAGTGATCTCGGATTCTTACCATGTGCAGTCAATCAAGAAACTAAGTTACCTACAACTAGAATTGTTGCTTCTGAAATTAACGAGAAGAATAGTCTTACTTCTTTATTCAGAAATAAGTCTTTAACAACAAGGATTGCTATTTCTAATGGTGGTAATTTCTGGAGTTCTCCAATGTTGTGTTTAGACACAGCAAATGTTCAGTTCACTTCTAGTAGACTTAACAAACCAATTGGTAATTATGCTACTGATCCAAGAGCTAATCTTCTAACTGGAGATTTACATACCTCTTATTATCAATCAAAGATAATAAACATCAAACAACCAGCAACTTCTCTTAAAGTTGTATTTGATGCATTTAGACCTGCATCAGTTGATTTTAGAGTTATGTACAGTTTGGTAAGAGGTGATTCTAGTGAGATTGAGCAAAGTTTTGAGTTGTTCCCAGGATTCAACAATAGTGTTGATACTACTGGTGATGGTTTTGGGGATACCATGCTTAACTCTGCTGCCAATGATGGTCAAGCAGATAAGTATATTCTTCCAGAATATAAGTGGAATGAATACCAATACACTCGAAATGATTTATCACCATTCACAGGATTTGTTATTAAAATTGTGTTGAGTGGAACAAATCAAGCTGATATTCCAATCATTAAAAATGTTAGGGCATTAGCATTAGCATGATCCCAGTACAAGGACACCCAAATTTGTATAGAGACGAAAAAACTGGAGCTATCATCAATAATGATAGCTCTGGTTTTTCTGCTTATCAACAATTAAAAGCACAAAAACAATTAGAAAGAAAGGAACTAGATACTATGAAGCAAGAAATTTCTGAGATAAAAGATATGCTTGCCAAAATTACAGCAAAATTATGAGAGATCCACGAGTAGAGCATTTAAGATTTCTTCATGGGGATGAGTCTGTACCCACTGAAATATCAGATCTAGGTGACTTAGAAATCCTAAGAAATGATGTAGAAAGACTCGAAAGAAAATTTGATCAGGTAACTCTAGTACTGAAGGAAGTTCTAACGGAGATAAAGAAACTAAATACCTTATAGGATAATAGTAATGTAAAAAGATGGCAGTATATGTCTCTAACTTACAAATTGAACAAGGTGCTGATTTTGAACATTTATTTTCTTTAGGTGATAACGATAATAACACTACCTTGGATTTAACAGGATATAGTGTAGCTTCTAAGCTTCGTAAATGGGCTGGTAGTACTACAGCGTATTCTTTTACATCGTCTGTTTCCAGTGCTACGGATGGACAGATTACAATTTCCATGACCGATAGTACAACAAATACCATCAAACCAGGAAGGTACATATATGATGTTGTTTTGACAGAATCTTCTTCGGGTCTCAAAACGAGAGTTGTTGAAGGTCAAGTCCTAGTTAGACAAGGGGTAACAAGGTAATGCCATCATTACGAATTGGCACTGGCAGCCAAGTTAAAGTTATTGCCAGCGGCTCTTTAGGAGGCGGTAGTGGAGGAGGAGGTAAACTAGTTTTACTTTCCGATGTCAATGCTGCTAATTTGGCTAACGGTAGTTTTCTGGTTTATGATTCAGCAACTGCAAAATTTGTAACTCAAACTAACTTACCATCCACAACAATTGATGGAGGGGAATACTAATGTCTGCAACGATTCTGATAAAGAGGACGCAAGGAACCTCACCACCAACCGCAGCACCAGTTGGAACTGGTGTATCCTTTGGTGAATTAGTATACACCTACGATACATCTGATGTAGGTGCTGGTAAGTCGTACAAGAAATTATATATTGGTAACCCATCTGGTCCTACTCAACCTCCAATTGTTGTTGGTGGTGAGTATTACACTCAAATGTTGCCAGAGAACCCAGCTGACTTTGGTAAGCCAGTTGCTTCTAAGGCAGTTATTCTTAACCCTTCAGGGCAAGTTGTATCTTGGAATGTTCAGACTGATCTTAATGTTAGTGGTGCTTCAACAGTTGGTTCTGATTTAACTGTTGGTGGTAATTTAAATGTAACTGGAGATGTAACATATGATGAAGTAGCTGGTAGGAATACAAATATTATTGGTATTGGTACTATCGGTACTCTTGGTATTACCACAACTTTAGATACTCCGCATTTTACTAACAGAGTTGGTATTATAAGTGCTCTGTCTGGTGTTGGTGGTACATTTAATGATTTCAATTCTACATCTGCACAGTTTGAGCAGATTAATGTAAGTCATGCCTCTACTACTAAGAACCTTACGGTTACTGGTATTGCAACTATTGAAGATAATGTAGACTTCAGAACGCAGTTAATAAGAATTGGTAGAGAAGCAGGTGAACTAGAAACTGATGGTAGTGATCGTCAGGGGTTCTTTATTGGTAACTGGGCAGGTCAGCAAGCTGGTTTAACTACTCTTACTAATAGAAACATTGCTATTGGTCACAGTGCCTTCCAGAAGGGTGGTCAGACTAAGGCAGAATCTAACCTTTTTGTAGGACATTTTGCTGGACAAGAGGCAGAAGGTTCACATAACATCTATCTTGGTGATAAGGTAGGTCAAGATTTAGGATCTCAAAGTGTTATTGGATATGGCGAAACTGGTAATGCTACTACAATTTCATTCTCTGATGGAAGTCAGTTACCAACTGACCCATATGATTATAAAGTATATGGTAGTATAGAAGCTGCAGGTATTACCAGTGTAACTGGTGGTATGTGGGCAATTGCTATTGAAGATCTTAATGATTTAAGTGTAGTTAATAATGCTGTTAATAGTAACCTAACATTTAATGTTGGTACTGCAAGCAATGGTCATTTAAATAAGACCAAAGCTGGTCCTTTTAAAGTTAAGGGTAGTAACAACTTTGCGTTACTTACTGACAATAACGATTGTATCTACTTAGATAGTTCTTCTTCAAGCTATCTTGGTCTTTCTGGTCAGTATGGTTTCTTACTTGTAACTTCTGGTATCACAACAAATAGTGGTCTAGAAGATCATGATCAGAACATTGGTATAGGTAGAGAAGCACTATGGGGTGCTGGTATATCAACTAACCAGAGCAATAACATTGCTATTGGTGCGTTTACTCTTTATAAAGTTAATGGTGATAATAATATTGCTATTGGTCAATCTGCTGGTGTAGAGAATACTGGTAGTAACAATGTTATCATTGGTCAGAATCAAGATGTAGCAATGACAACTGAGGATACTCAGTTAATCATTGGTTCTGGTAATACTAAGTGGATTTCTGGTAATAAGGACGGTTGGGTCGGCGTGGGGACCACAACACCAACTGCTCTCCTCGATGTGGATGGTGATGTCAACATCACTGGTGTTGCTACTATTCCTCAACTAGATGTTAATGACATTGGTATTGAGGACATTAAGATCACTGCTGGTTTAGCAACTGATCTAGCAGTCACTTATGCTAAGATTCAGACTGGTATCATTACTGATCAGACTGGTACTGCAGCAACAATCACTAGAGCTGATTTCGTTGATGTAGATGTAGAAGATATTAAAATTACAGTCGGTCTTGCTACTGACCTAGCAATTACTAACCTAGTCAACTCTGTTGGTATTATCACTAATGCCTACATCGATGTAGGTGTTGTAACATCTTATGTTGGTACTTACTCAACAATTAGTGTTGTTGATATTGAGACATTAGATGCGAAGCAAACAAGTATTACAGGACTTGCTGTAACAGATACGGTTGGTACTGCTAATACTACAACTAATGTAGACTTTGTAAATGCAGATATTGAAGATGTTAAGATTACTGCTGGTTTAGCAACTGACTTTGCTATCACAAACCTTGTCAATAGTGTTGGTATTATTACCAATGCTTATATTGATGTTGGTGTTGTTACATCTTATGTTGGTACATATTCAACAATTAGTGTTGTTGACATTGAAACTCTTGATGCCAAGCAAACAAGTATTACAGGACTTGCGGTAACTGACATTGTTGGTACTGCTGCAACTATAACAACATTTGATACTGAAACTGCTGATCTTAATGATGTTAAGATAACAACTGGTATTATTACATCTTTAGTTGGTACTTATTCTACGATTACTGATGTAAATATCACTAATGATCTTAGAGTTGGTGGTGCAACTTCGATGACTGGTGATGTCATAATCACTGGTAATCTTACCATCAATGGAACTGAAACTACAATAAACACTGCCACCTTGACGGTGGATGACAAGACTATTGAAATTGGTAAGGTTGATACTCCTACAGATACAACCGCCGATGGAGGTGGTATTGTCCTCAAGGGTGCATCAGATCATAGTTTACTATGGGACAACTCTAGGGACTCCTGGAAGGTCTCTGAGGACTTCTCTCCTAGTGCAGACGGAGTAAAAGATTTAGGTCAACCAGATCTAGAGTGGCAAGACCTCTATGTTGATGGTACTGCTCATCTAGATGATGCTGACATTCTTGATGTTAAGATCACTGCTGGTTTAGCAACTGATCTTGCTATTACCAATTTGGTCAATCAGACTGGTATTATAACCAATGCCTACATTGATGTAGGTGTTGTTACATCATTGGTTGGTACTTATGCAACCATTACAGTCTTTGACACAGAGACTCTTGATGCTAAGAATACAAATATTACTGGATTAGCAGTTACCGATATTGTTGGTACTGCTGCCACTATTGCTACAATTGATGTAGTTGATGGTGATATTGAAGATGCTAAGATTACTGCTATTGCTGCAACATCATTTGTTGGTACATATGCTACCATCACTACTGCATACATTCAGGATCTGACTGCTGACAATCTTAACTTTGTTGGATTGGCAGTTACTGATGTACAAGTCAGTATGGCAGCAACCTTCACAGGTGTTATTGATGTTAACAATGCAGATATTCAGAATCTTTATACAACTGCTGGTGTTGTTACATCTTTAGTTGGTACTTATGCAACGATTACAACTGTTGACATTGAGACTCTTGATGCTCAAGATGTAAACATTACTGGTCTTGCGGTAACTGATATTGTCGGTACTGCTGCTACTATTACTACTCTTGATATTAGTAATGGTGATATATTAGATGCAAATATTACAGGTCTAGCAGTTACAAATACTGTTGGAACTTATACTACAATCACTGGTCTATTTGATTCTGATGGACACACAGAATTAGATAATACTAATGTTGCTGGTGTTACTACCTTTAACAATGATATTGATCTAAAGGGTAGTCAGGCAGGAATCACTTCTGGTTTCTGGGATGCTTCCGCTAATACTTGGAAGTTCAACGATGGTACTCAGGTTCAGTTCGGTGATGGAGCCGATATGAAGCTGTTCCATGATGGGGAACATTCATACATCCAAGATACAGGTACAGGAGATCTTAAGATCCAAGGTAATAATGTTCTAATACAGAACACAGGTGGTACAGAGAATTATATTCGTGCATACAACGATGGATCTGTTGAACTCTATCATGGAATGGCAGGGGGTGGATCCTCCAAGAAGGTTGAAACCATTAGCACTGGTGCAACTGTCTTTGGTGAGTTAATTGTTAGTGGAGATGTTAGAGTCGGTGGTGCATTAACCGTTATCGGTCAAACAACATTCACGGGTGGAACACTCACTTTAGGTGATGCTGATACTGACAATGTTGTATTCAATGCTGACATTGATTCAAGTTTCATTCCTGATGATGACGATACCTACAGTATTGGTACTGCTACTCAACAGTGGAAGGATATTCATATTGATGGTGTTGCTTACATTGATGACTTAAGTGTTGATTCTACGGTTGGTACTTATGCTACATTCACTACAATTAAGACAACCAATCTTGATGTTAGTGATGCTAAGATTACTACAGGTATTGTAACTAACTTTACAGTTGGTCAAGTAAGAGGTGATGGTTCATTAACAATCAATTCTCCTGTAGGTCTTAACAGTCATACAGATATACCTGATAATGTTGAGGTAAGAATTGGTGATAATACAGACTTTAAACTTTATCATCAGGATACTGATGCATTTAACAATAGAGGTCATGTTATTCTTCAACATGGTAATGGTAATGCTACTTACGGTAGATTACAGGTAAGAAGTGATTACTTCAGTGTACAAACTGCTGCAGGTAATAGTGATTTCTTAACTGTTGATGATAAGACTATTAAGTTGATGTATGCTGATACAGCAGCTTCTGGTATTGGTGATAGATTAGTTATTAGAGCATCTGGTTCAGAGATGCTTGGTATCGTTACCTTCAAGGATAACGGTGTTTATAAGGGAGAAGTTGCAATTGGTTCTTCTATAACAGCAACTGCTGGTGTCGTAACTGCTAATGCAATTGATGTTATTGATGCTGATATTGAAGATGCTAAGATTACTGCTGGTCTTGCTACAGACTTTGCAATAACCAATGCTAAGATTCAAAGTGGTATTGTAACCACTATGGCTGTCACAGACATGCAAGTGTCTAGTGCATCTACAAACACTGGTATTACTAGCACACAGAATTTATATGTGGTTGGTATTGCTACTGTTGGTGGAAGTTTGAATGTTAATGGTATTAATATTACAGGTATGGGTGGTACGGTTGTTGCTGGTTTCGGTACTGACCTTATTTCACAAAATCTATTGGTAACTGGTATTGCTACTGTTTCTCAAGTAACAGTTGGTAAGGGTAGTTCAGAGACTAAGATTAATACCAATAGCGGTGAATTAGTTTTAGATTCTTCTGCTGGTCAAGTTACTATTCAAGATAACTTACAAGTAGTTGGATATGGCACATTTAAGAATGGTTTATATTATCGCTCAGATCAAGGTGGAAGCACTGGTATTGGATACAGTGGTCCAAATGGTATGGGTTACTTTGAGGCAGATGGAAGACTGGTAAGTACAGCAAGCACAGTTGGTTTCTTAACTACTTCTAACTATGTTATGACTACAAACGCTTCTGGAGTCCCACAGTGGACAGATTCAATTGATGGAGGATTCTTCTAATGGCAGTTCCAACCACAAGAGATACACTACAAGAATATGTCTTTAGACAATTAGGTGCTCCTATTCTAGAGATAAATGTTGCCGATGAGCAATTTGATGATTTACTGGATGACTCCTTACAGTTTTTCTATGAGAGACATTTTGATGGTGTAGAGGAAGTATTCCTTAAGTATAAACTTACTTCAGATGATGTTGAGAAAGGTAGAGCAAGAGGGGGTGGATTTAGTCAAGGAATAGTTTCAACTACTGTTTCTGGATTTACTTTTGAAGAAAATGCAAACTATTTAACTCTACCAGATCCTATCTTGGGTGTTAAAAGAGTGCATCAATTTGATAGTAGTGGACTTAGTAATGGTATGTTTAACTTAAAGTATCAGTTATTCTTAAATGATATTGCTTTTAACTTAGGTTATGATGGTCTTCTTAACTATTCAATGACCAAGACATATCTAGAAGATATTAATTTCTTGTTGACTACTTCAACACAAATTAGATATAACAAGAGAAATAATAAATTATACATGGATATTGATTGGGCATCTGCTACTGTTGGACATTATTGTTTAATTGAGTGTTATAGGATAATGGATCCTGCAACTACAGGAAATGCTGATATATACAATGATTCTTTCTTAAAAAGATATGTCACTGCAAAAACTAAGAAGCAGTGGGGTCAAAATTTAATTAAGTTTGGTGGTGTAAAATTACCAGGTGGTATTGAATTAAATGGTCGTCAGATCTATGAAGATGGTGATCTAGAGTTAAGAGAGATAGAAGAGAAAATGCTATCTACTTACGAAATTCCAGTCCTTGACATGATAGGTTAATGCCTGTATCCCCTTTTTTCCAACATGGTTCTCCTGATGAACAGAGATTAGTCCAAGGGCTAATTGATGAGCATCTTAGTATTCATGGGATTGATTGTTATTACATACCAAGAAAACAGATTGTTACTGATGATATCTTAGGAGAAGTTCAATCCTCAAAGTTTAATGATAATTATTTGATGGAAGCATACCTCAACAACTATGAGGGGTATGCTAAGGGTAGTGATGTTATGACTAAGTTTGGCATCAACTTACAGAATGAGATTACTTTAACAATATCAAGAGAAAGATTTGAGGACTTTATTGCACCATTTCAGTTTAACTCTACAAATTTACAAGGTCCTAGAGATGGTGATCTTGATTTTGGAACTAGACCTAAAGAGGGTGATCTAATTTGGTTCCCATTAGGAGAGAGATTATTTGAGATTAAACATGTAGAACATGAGATGCCTTTCTTCCAGTTAGGTAAAAATTATACTTATGAACTTCAATGTGAACTCTTCCAGTTAGAAGATGAAATTATCGATACCAATGTTGCTGGTATAGATGAAAGAATGAGTGAAGAAGGATATATTACTACAGTTACACTTGCTGGTATTGGATCAACTGCTAAGGCATCTGTTGATACCTTTGCATTGTCTGGTGCATTACAGAAGATTACATTGAATGATGATGGTTCTGGATATACTACAGTACCCAATATTACTGTAGAAGCATCACCTGCTGGTGTATCAACATCTCTAGGTCAGGTAGTTGGATTTACAACTGTTAAAGGTCAACTTGCTGCTATAGATTATGTTGCTATAACTAATCCAGGTTTTGCATATGTTGAACCACCTGCTATTGGATTTGGTACTCCAGGTGTGGGTGCTGCTGCTACTTCTACATTAACTAATAGTGGTATTGCATCTATTAGAATCACTCAACCAGGATTTAATTATGTTTCTCCACCTATAGTTTCCATTCAACACCCTCAGTATGTTGATAAACAATATCAATTTACTGGTGTTGCTACTGCTGGAACTTCACAAATTGTTGGACTTAATACTTTGGCTAATATTGCAATTGGTCATACTATTAACTTCTTTAGTGGTGCTGGTACTGTTACACTTATTGGTGGTGGTATTGTAACTTCTATTACTGGTGTTGGATCTACTTCAGTGGTAAGTCTTGGATCATCATTTGGAGGAACTGGTACTTCTAGTCCTGGTACATTTGTTGGTACTGGTGCTATGGTTGGTGCTAAAGCAGGTCAGACACAAGCAACAGCAGTTGCTACATTATCAAATGATGCAATGTTTAGAATATATCTAACAGATGCTGGTACTGGATATGAGGCAACTCCAACGGTTTCTATCAGTGCTCCATTAAGTACTGGTATAGGAACTTATCATCTAAATGAAAGAGTTGTAGGATCTACTTCTGGTACAGAAGCATATGTCAAGAGTTGGAATGCAACTACTAGACAGCTTGAAGTATCAATAAATACTGGAGACTTCTATTCTGGTGAATACATTACTGGAACTGCATCTTCTGCTAGATATCAAGTCTTCTCTTATAATGATGATTTGAGTTCTCAAGCTCAAGGTGATGAATTCTTTATGAATGATGAATTTGAAACTCAAGCAGATGCTCTTCTTGACTTCACTGAAAGCAATCCATTTGGTATAGTTTAATGTTAGGTACTTATTTTTATCACGAAATTTTAAGAAAAACAATTATCGCTTTTGGTACATTGTTTAATGATGTTAATATACAGCATGATGATAGAACTGGTGGTACTATTAGTGCAACTAAAGTTCCATTAATTTATGGACCAAAACAAAAGTTCTTAGCAAAACTTGAACAACAAGCAGAGTTGTCGAAAGCAGTTGCTATAACTTTACCTAGGATGTCATTTGAGATGACATCTATGTCATATGACCCTAGTAGAAAATCAAGTATTACTAGAACTTTTAAAGCAGTTGATACCAATGATAGCACTAAAGCAAAGAAAGTATATTTACCAGTACCTTACAATGTAGGGTTTGAACTTAATGTAATGACTAAGTTAAATGATGATGCATTACAGATCGTAGAACAAATACTTCCATTTTTTCAACCAGCATTTAATGTTACAATAGATTTAGTAAGTTCTATTGGAGAAAAAAGAGATATTCCCATTGTACTAGATAATATATCATTCAGTGATGAATATGAAGGAGACTTTTCTACTAGAAGAGTTTTGATGTATACTTTTAATTTTACTGCTAAGACTTATCTATTCGGTCCTGTTGCTGATAGTACTGATGGTCTTATCAAGAAGGTTCAAGTTGATTACTATGCAAATACTGATACTCAAGCAGCGAAGCGTGAAATGAGGTATACTGTTACTCCAGATCCAATTACTGCTGGACCTGAAGATGACTTTGGATTCAGTGAAACTACTACTATGTTTAGTGATTCCAAGAAGTATAGCCCTACTAGACAGGAGGATGTATGATCCCACTACCTGAAATTCCTTATGACCCTTGGTTTAACGAAAAACCAAATCCCCTTGATGATATGCCTATAGCAACTAATGACAGATTTGATATGTATGGATCCTCTGATGCAGATGATGCTTATAACCCAAGACCTGAAGAAGAGGTAGCAGATCTATATGCATCAAGGCATGAATCATCACCTAAGTTTGAAAAGAGTGCAAAAGAAGTAGTTACTATGCATGAGAAGATGTATAGAATTGCTACTGCAAAATACAATCCATTTGCTATAGGTGGATCGGAAAGTATTCATGATTTTGAAGGAGGATCAGAAAATGTCCAAACCAATAGATGATGCATTAAATACTTCTTCAGAGGTGGTAAAAGTTGAAGCTACTGATATACCTGAAAATGGGTGTACTACAAGAAAGGATCAACTAACAAAAGTTGATATAGATAAAGATTATGAATACTCTCGTGCTCAATTATATTCTCTAATATCAAAAGGTCAAGAAACCTTAGATGGTATAATGGATGTAGCAAATGAGTCTGGTTCACCCAGAGCATTTGAAGTAGCAGGACAAGTATTAAAATCAACTGCTGATATTGCAGATAAGTTAATGGATCTCCAGAAAAAAGTTAAGGAGATTGATGAGACTAAAAATAAGACTACAAACAATGTTACCAATAATGCGATATTCACTGGTAGCACTGCAGAGTTGCAGAAGATGATAAAGCAAGGGTTTCTAGATGCTAAATAAGAGCTAGTTACTCTTATCTTGATGGCTGAAGAAATTAAAGAAGAAGTAGTAGAAGAAACTCCAGAAGAAAAGAAGGGGTTGCTTCAGAAAGCAAAAGATGCTATACTACCTGATGCAGACGAACAAGCTGCGATCATCTCAACGATGGTCAGAATTGGCGTGTTGGTTTGGAGTGGAGGAATATTGACTCTTAACTATGTGACAGTTCCAGGACTGGAACAACAGAAAATAGATCCGACATTTATAGCTTCAGTTTTTACAGGAGTTTTAGCTAGCTTCGGAATTCAGACTGCTAGTAAGAAAGGTGACGGTACTATGAAGATGGATAAGAATGGCAATGCTCTTAATGGTAATGGTGGACCTCCTCCTCCAACTGCACAAGAGATTGAAGCAATCATTGCTAAAGCTGGTCCTACTCAAACAATTCGTATCGAACAAGCACCTCTAAAAATAGTTGGTGTATCTGATACAAAAGAAACCTTTAAAATGTAAAGTCATGCAAAAAGTAATTAATGTACTCGCTATTGCGTCCACTGCTGTATCTGTTGCCGTTGTTGGCAGTGGGCTATATGTATATGTCAACAGGGATTCCATCATTGATGGAGTTAAATCTCAAATTATGGAAGCAGTTACTGGATCTATCGGACTTCCTGGTGGATTGGGTGGAGGCGACCTTCCTATAGGAACACCTGATCTTGCTGCTCCTATGAATCCAATGGCAGGTGAAAATGCTGCTGCTGGAGGAACATCAATCTTTTAAATAATGTTTAAATCTGTTACTCCACCCATAACTGGGTGGTTGGAAGTTGATGTAGACAAACCCACTTTAGAATATCTTAATGAAAGGATTGATGCTGCTCATAGCGAAATCTTTTATGAAGATGTAAAGAATAGACTAGCTGGTCATATATCATCTAGTCTATCTTTAGTTGATGTTGATAATAAATTTCATAATAATTTTTTAATAGAATGTGCTAATGAATATGATAAAGCATTTCCACATGCACATCGTATTGTAAATCATACAAATACAAGTAGAAATTTAGTATTAAATGGGTTTTGGGTAAATTATCAAAACAAACATGAATTCAATCCACCCCATAATCATGGAGGTGTATTCTCATTTGTTATTTGGATAAAGATTCCAACATATCATAAAGACCAATCCAATTTAGAATTTTTAAAAGGTCAAGGTCATTCTGTTGCATCGAGTTTTGAAATGTCATATACAGATACTACAGGTCGTACTTGTCCATACATTTATGAAATGAATCCTGATATGGAAGGTAAAATGTTATTTTTTCCTTCTGCATTAAAACATTCTGTATATCCATTTTATGAATGTGACGATACTAGAATTTCAATATCAGGTAATTTATATTATGCATAATCATATATAATAAATCAGAAGGAGTCACTATGGGATTACCAGACAAAGCACAAAAAGTATTCGACAAAGTAGTCGAATGGGATAAAAAACTTATTAAAAAATGTCAAGATAAATTTGGATGGACAGACTATCAAGTAGTTTGTATTTCTTTTGCTAAAGGATTTATTATAGGTGCGATTCTACTGTGAAATCTACCAAATGGTCTGCTCAGGTATTAATGAGTTCAAATAGATTAACCAAAGTAGAATTCACCTGTGAGTCTAATTTGAGACAGGATGCAGAGCAAATTGCTAAGGCACTTTTTGGTGTGTCGGATGTCCGTCAATTAACTAGGTTGTGGAATTAACACTCAGTCAGTGAGTCAACACACAATTAGGTATTAATTACTACCATGCTATAATAAATAATGACAGTATGGGATTGAAACTATCATGCCCCTGACTAAGCATTATACAGTCGGTTATCACGACTCACAACTTCGTCATTTAGAAATCTGCGAGTATGCTGCAGATTCCTATGAGGCAATACAAGACGCAAAAGAGGATGTTCCGTTTCTACGGGAGCATCCTCATTTTATTGACTTTGCTACTTTAGAAAAATGAGTAATATAACAAAAAATAAGCATGAGATTATGTGGTGGATGAGTAGACTCACCATCATGGGTACTTCACTAGGATTAGCAGCAACGCTTGCTGCTAAAGCATATGTCTGAAGTAGTTTGGTCAATTAATATTATGCTGGGCTTGCTTTTATCGGGAGTAGGTGTTAGCATATACTACATATTCATGTATGATACTTGGTGGCCAAATGACTGACTTAGGACTTGATGCTTCACAGGAGACAAGAATTACTGTGATGCAATTGAAAATTGAGAGATTGGAAGAGAAGCAAGACGAGTTGAGAGAAAGATTAAAAGTTGTAGAGAAATGGGTAATTGGTGCAGCAGCAGTATTGGCAGCAGGTACTACAGTCATAGGATTTGCTACTAACATATCGAAAGCGTACTTGTAATGGATAAAGTACCATATCTTTTAAAACGAGATGTATTCTCTGATGAAGAGTTGCGTCTCATTTTTGATGAGTTGCAGTTTTTAAATAACTCTTATTTAATGCAACCACCAAAGAATAGTGGTTCAGCAATATCTGATGGGAATATTATAAAAAATAATAAAGGTGTATTTCTTCGCAATGTATATTGTAGAGAAGATGCTTCATCAATTATTAGATTACTTAAAGATAGGTTATCTGATTATGGAATACAATATTCTAAACTTCATATCGCAAATCTTACTGCAGCAGATACTAATGAGATATGGTTTTTAGTATCTTATTATGAGAATGAGGATTGTTATAAACCTCATGAAGATGCTACTTTTGCAACTGCATTATTCTGGTTTAACAAGGAACCACAAAAATTTACTGGTGGTGACTTAACTTTTAACAATACAAACGAAGTTGTTGAATATAAAAACAACACTTGTGTTATTTTTCCTGGATGGGCAAGACATTCTGTATCACCTGTATATTTTGATGGTGAAGGTGATAGAGAAGGAAGGTATTGTGTTACAGTAGGTATGCACATAGTTCCAAAATGATAGAATTATTACTAGCAAATATCTCAGGTGAATGGATTCAGAGGATTAGAGAGCATGAATCTTTACAAAATAGAACACCTATAGAAGAAACCATAAATAGCTCACTTGAGGATTTCAACGATGGGTGCAATGGTTCCACCGAGCAGAAAGAGCTGCTACAACTTCCGTGTTACGAAGATCAAGAAGGTCTTAGACGGAGACACGATAGATGTGATAATAGACCTTGGGTTCGACCTAGCGAAGACGGAGAGGGTGAGGATTGCTGGAGTAGACACACCAGAGAAGAGAACGAGGGACTTGGAGGAGAAGGCACTTGGATTAGATGCGACCAATTGGTTGAAGGGGAAATTAGAGGAGACAATAAAAGGTGATGAAGAACTCATTATTAGAACTGAACTTAAGGGTGGCGTTGGGAAGTATGGTAGGCTTCTTGGTTGGCTCTATGTTGGCGACTCTGATCTTTCGTTAAATGAACAGATGATTACCGAAGGGTATGCTTGGGCATACGATGGTGGCACTAAGCAAAAGAACTTTGAAGATCTCCGAGAGATTCGCAGAGCACATGGTACGCTAGTAGAATAATGTCTAATCAAGATATCTACCTTGGTAACCCCAATCTAAAGAAAGCAAATACAACCGTTGAGTTTGATGCTGAACAGATTCAAGAGTTTATCAAGTGTAAACAAGACCCAATATATTTTGCAAGGAACTACATTAAAATTGTATCCTTGGATGAAGGTCTTGTACCATTTAAGATGTATGATTTTCAGGAGAAGTTGATTAGCAACTTCCATGAATCTAGATTTAATATATGTAAAATGCCTCGGCAAACTGGTAAGTCAACAACTTGTGTTGCTTATCTCTTGCATTATATTGTTTTTAATGATAGTGTTAATGTAGGTATCCTAGCAAACAAAGCAGCAACTGCCAGAGAACTACTTGGTAGACTACAGACTGCTTATGAAAATTTGCCTAAGTGGATGCAACAGGGTATACTATCCTGGAACAAAGGATCAATGGAGTTAGAAAATGGATCAAAGATATTGGCAGCTTCTACATCTGCAAGTGCTGTCCGAGGCATGTCATTCAATATCATTTTCCTCGACGAGTTCGCCTTTGTCCCAAATCATATCGCAGAAGCGTTCTTTAGTTCTGTTTACCCTACTATTACTTCTGGTAAGTCAACGAAAGTCATAATGGTATCTACCCCTTGTGGTATGAATCATTTCTATAGGTATTGGCATGATGCACAAAGAGGTAA